GGGTTTTCTGGTTTATGTCTTGGATGCTTGTGAGGGCATCGAAAAAATCATCTCGGAGGTGAAAAGCGATGGAACTACATGATTATCAGAAATATGCTGTTCGCTTTATCGAAGAACATCCAATTGCAGCACTTTTTCTGGACATGGGACTTGGTAAGACGATTACAACACTGACCGCAATCCACAATTTGATGTTTGATTTGTTTGTGGTTAGAAAGGTTCTGATTATTGCACCGCTGCGAGTTGCACGGGATACCTGGTCTGCTGAAATCGAAAAGTGGGAGCACTTAAAACCGCTACGATACAGCGTTGCAGTCGGAACGGCAGAAGAACGCATTGCAGCTTTGAAGGCAGATGCCGACATCTACATCATCAATCGTGAAAATGTGGACTGGCTTGTCAGCAATACCGCCTTTGACTATGACATGGTTGTGATTGATGAACTGTCCAGTTTCAAGAACCACCAAAGCAAACGCTTCAAGGCACTGATGAAAGTTCGACCGAACGTGAAAAGAATCGTAGGTTTGACAGGCACTCCTGCCAGTAATGGTTTTATGGATTTATGGGCGGAATTTCGTCTGCTGGATATGGGGCAGCGGCTCGGCAGATTCATCGGGCAGTACCGGAACGCCTACTTCAAGCCCGATAAGCAGAACGGCTATATCGTGTATTCCTACAAATCCCTGCCCGATGCCGAAGAACGGATCTACGAAAAAATATCGGACATCACCGTTTCGATGAAAGCAGTTGACCACCTGCACATGCCGGAATTGCTTTCCAACGAATATCCCGTGCAGCTGTCCGACATGGAGCAAGAAACCTACAAGCGGTTCAAGTCTGAATTGATTCTGGAGATGCAGGATATAGAAATCACTGCTGCCAACGCTGCCGCCCTCAGCAACAAACTTTCCCAACTGGCGAATGGAGCGGTGTATGACGACACCGGAGCAGTGATTCCCATTCACAGCCGAAAGCTGGATGCACTGGAAGACCTAATAGAAGCTGCCAACGGCAAACCCGTTCTGGTGGCATACTGGTTCAAGCATGATTTGGAGCGGATTCAAGAGCGACTGCGAAAGCTGAATGTTTCCTATCAGGAAATCCAGTCCTCTGACAGTATTCGGAACTGGAACGCCGGAAAGCTGCAAGTTGGTCTGCTACATCCTGCCGCTGCTGGTCATGGCTTGAACTTGCAGGCAGGCGGCAATGTGTTGGTGTGGTTTGGACTGACCTGGAGTCTGGAGCTCTACCAGCAGACCAACGCCAGACTGTGGCGGCAGGGGCAGCAATCGGAAACGGTTGTCATTCAGCATCTCATCACCAAGGGTACGATTGACGAACGTATCTTGAAAGCCCTGACTCGAAAGGAACAAACCCAGACCGCTTTGATGCAGGCAGTCAAAGCAGAACTTGGAGGTAGCAGATGAATATCATTTGGCAGTACTTAGACAAACGGAGTGCCGCTGTAAACGCACTGAAGGATTACAGCAGCATGGCTTACATCCTTGCACACACAGACGAAGAAATCGCACAGGTGCATGAAGACACCACCACCCTTGGCAGTCCGGCATTTACAGATATGCCGAGCGGCAGTCCGAACCCGCAGTCCGGAGAAATGAGAATCATCGCTGCCATTGACGAAATTGATGTACTGCGGGAACGGTATCGTCAGGCAAAGGAATACATGGAATGGTTTCAGCCTGCATGGGACAGTCTGTCGGAGGATGAACGGTATGTGCTGGAACAGTTCTATGGAGGAGAAGAAGAAAAACAGATTGATGCTGTTTACAATATCTGTGAGCACCTGCATATCGAACGTTCTACAGCTTACAATAAGAAAAATCGTGCAGTGCAGCATCTTGCTTTGCTTTTGTACGGAAAGGCATGAGGTAATTTGATGGACGAAATTGCTGAATAAACATGATATAATAATATCATAGAAAACTGACCGAAAGCCCTGTGGTGTTCCGCATGGGCTTTCGTTGTATCCGGAGGTGAACCTTATGCCGAGGAAGGCACTGAAGCCATGCAAGCATCCCGGCTGTCCCAACTTGACAAACGGTTTGTATTGTGCGGAGCATCAGTCCCTGCACCCAGACCGACCGTCTGCCGCCAAGCGTGGATACGGCAGCAAGTGGCAGAGACTCAGCAAAGCGTACCTGCGCCGACATCCCTTGTGTGTGCGGTGCAAAGCACATGGACGGTTCACGGCAGCGACCGTGGTCGACCATATCATTCCTCATCGTGGTGATCCGCATCTAATGTGGGATGAAAGCAACTGGCAGGCGTTATGCAAGCCCTGCCATGACCGCAAGACCTGGACGGAAGACCAAAATCCCGTCTATCGGTATTGATTGTGTCTGAAATGCTGCCGGTGGGGGGATAAAAATCTCTAATTGTGAATTTTTTACAGACCGGCGTTCCCTCTCACGCACAAAAACCAAGGTTCAAACGGGGGATTAACCCCGAAAATATGCAGACAAGCCGAAACCTACGCAGTTTCGGCTGTTTTTTTCTCAAAAGGCAGGTGAAATCAGATGGCAAAGGACGGTACAAGAAGAGGCGGCAGACGAGTTCGTGCAGGTGATAAGCCGAAAGCCCTCTCCGACAAGATCGCAGAGGGCAAGGATGCAGATATTATGGAATTTCATGCTCCGGAATTGGATGCAGCTGATCTGGACGATGCCGCTGATTTGACCGGTGCGGATATGCCAAGTCCCAGTGCGTACTTGTCTGCCCAGCAGAAGAACGGAAAACCGCTGGGAGCAGACATTGTGTACAAAGAAACGTGGCTCTGGCTGAAACAGCGTGGCTGTGAAAAGCACGTCAACAAACGGCTGCTGGAAAGCTACTCGCAGGCATTCGCCCGATTTGTACAGTGTGAAGAAGCCCTCAGTACCTATGGACTGCTGGGAAAGCATCCGACCACTGGCGGCGTTATCGCCTCTCCGTTTGTGCAGATGAGCCAGACATTTCAGAAACAGGCAAATTTGCTCTGGTATGAGATTTTCGATATTGTGAAACAGAACTGCACGACCAAATTTGACGGTACACCGCAGGATGATTTGATGGAACAGCTTCTGAGCAGCAGAAAGTGAGAAATACATGAAAGAAGATACCCAGTTCTGGCGAGATTTGAAAGCCAATCGCCAAAAGATGACCAAACAGCAATACCGCACCATAAAAGGACAGGCGGTCAGCGGAAAAGTGCTGGATGCCAGAAAAGGCTTACAGAAAGTTTTGAAGCGGAGGAATGGAGCATGACCACAACTACAGAATTTCAGCTTGTTGACATCAATAAGTTAGTACCCTATGCGAATAATGCCAGAACGCACAACAAGGAACAGATCCTGAAGCTTCGCTCTTCCCTTCGTGAGTTTGGATTTGTCAATCCGGTCATTATCGACCGGGAATACAATGTGCTGGCTGGACATGGACGCATCATGGCGGCAAAGGAAGAAGGCATTGCAGAAGTACCCTGTGTGTATGCCGACCATCTGACGGAAGCACAGAAGAAGGCATATATTCTTGCTGATAACAGAATGGCATTAGATGCCGGCTGGGATGAAGAACTCCTTGCTGTGGAAATGGAAGAATTGCAGAATCTCGGTTTTGACCTTGGTCTGACCGGCTTTGATGAAGCTGAAATTGCAGATTTGTTTGATACAAACAGCGGTGACACAGTGAAAGACGATGATTTCGACCTCACCACTGCACTGGAAAAAGCAGCTTTTGTCCAGCGTGGCGATGTATGGACAGTTGGCAGACACAAGCTGATGTGTGGCGATGCCACATCTGCGGAGGATGTATCTGCTCTCATGGGCGACACCAAAGCAAACCTCATTCTGACCGATCCCCCATATGGCGTTTCGTTTAAGAGTGCCAGCGGACTTACCATTCAGAATGACAGCATGAAGAACGAGGAGTTTTATACATTCCTGCTGTCCTCCTTTCAGCGAATGGCTGAGCATCTGGAAAAAGGCGGTTCTGCCTATGTGTTCCATGCAGATACCGAAGGGCTGAATTTCCGCAAAGCATTCATTGATGCCGGATTTCATCTTGCAGGCTGCTGCATCTGGGTAAAAGACAGCCTTGTGCTGGGACGCTCGGATTATCAGTGGCAGCATGAACCTGTGCTGTATGGCTTTATGCAGAATGGCAAGCATCACTGGTATTCCGACCGTAAGCAGACGACCATCTGGCATTTTGACAAGCCGAAACGCAACGCCAATCACCCCACCTCTAAACCGCTGGACTTGCTTGGCTATCCCATCGGCAATTCTACACAGGAAAATGGCGTGGTAATGGACACCTTTGGCGGCAGCGGTTCTACTTTGATGGCTTGCGAACAACTGAATCGCATCTGTTACACCATGGAACTGGATGAAAAATATGCCTCGGTGATTCTTCGCCGGTATGTGGAAGATACGGAAAATGCCGATGGTGTATATGTTGTGCGGGATGGGAAGCAGATTGCATACTCTGAATTGGTGAAAGAGGTGGAAAAGCCTGATGAATAAACCGCTCACCCTTGGCAGCCTCTTTGACGGCAGCGGCGGTTTTCCGCTTGCCGGACTGCTGGCAGGCATTGTGCCTGTCTGGTCTTCTGAAATTGAACCGTTTGCCATTCGTGTGACAGAAAAACGACTGCCGCAGGTACAACACTTCGGCAATATCAGCGGTCTGCATGGTGCAAAGCTGCCGCCTGTGGACATCATCACCTTTGGCAGTCCATGCCAGGATATGAGCATCGCCGGAAAACGAACCGGTCTGAACGGCAGCCGTTCTTCGCTGTTTCACGAAGCAATCCGTATCATCCGAGAAATGAGGTGTGCAAGCAATGGAAAATATCCAAGATACATCGTCTGGGAAAACGTCCCCGGAGCATTTTCTTCCAACGGCGGAGAAGATTTCCGCTGTGTTCTCGAAGCCATCTGTTCGGTCAAAGACAGCAGCATTTCAATTCCTCGACCTGCGGGAAAATGGACAAAAGCCGGAGAAGTTCTGGCAGAATCCTATTCCCTCGCATGGCGAGTTCTTGACGCACAATACTGGGGAGTCCCCCAACGAAGAAAACGAATCTTTCTTGTCGCAGATTTTGATGGAAGACGTGCCGGAAAAATATTATTTGAGTCCGAAGGCTTGTCAGGGTATTCTGCGGAGAGCCTCCGTGCGTGGCAAAGAGCTGCCGGAAGTGCTGCGGACAGCTTTGGAACGGCAGGCTTGTGCTTGTGTGACCAGGGCGGAGAACGCATAGACATTCTGAAAGAACGAACTGCCACCCTTCGGGCAGAAGCCCATCATCCGCCTTGTGTACTGGAAAATCATCCTGCTGACAGCCGGCTTCAGATCTCTGAGAGCGGAAAAGTACAGACACTGACTTCCAGATGCGGAACCGGCGGCGGAAATGTTCCGCTGTTGATGGATACGCCGAAAACACTGAAGATTCGCTGCGGAAAAGCCGGCGGTGGAAAAGGCAGTCTGATACAGGAAAACAAATCTGCTACGCTGTCCTGCAACAATGACCAGACTGTATTTCAGCCGAAAGCATACGGCATCAGTTCCTTTTCCAGCAATGCCATGCTTTCCGGTAATCCGCACAGCGGCATTTATGAGGCAGACACTGCCCGTACTTTGGACACCAGCGACCAGTCACCAGCAAAAAACCAAGGCGGTATTGCTGTGCTGGAAAGTTATGCTTTGCAGGGTTCAATGATCGGTCGGTCTGACCAAAACGGACCGCAGGGCGGCGGTGTCAATAAAGATGTCGCTTTTACTTTGAATGCTACCGATCATCATGCTGTGTATGCCGCTTCTACGGGAAATTTCAGCAGTGCATTTCGGGAAACGACTCCTACACTGCTGGCACGGGATCACAAAGACCCCAGCATTGTTTCCAGCGGTTATGCGGTTCGCAGACTGACCCCGCAGGAATGTGCGAGACTGCAGGGATTTCCGGATCAGTGGTGCAGTGACCTGGCATCGGAAAATCCCACAGAAGAAGAAATTGACAGATGGGCAGCTATTTTTGAAGAATACCGAAAAGCGATAAAACCGGAGAGTCGTCCCAAAAGCCGAAAGATGGTACAGAAATGGCTGCAAGATCCATACCGTGATGCAGCAGAGTACCGCCTTTGGGGGAATGGCATCTGTCTGAATGTAGCTGTTTTTGTGCTTGCCGGAATCGTCTGGGCAGATTTGTGATCTGTTACAAATGACAGCCGAAACATTCTACACATCTCACAGTTGCTATCTGTGGGAAAAAGAGTTAACATATGTACTGCCGAAAGGCAAATCACCGAAAATCGGGAGGAAAACATATGATAATTGAATTTCATCTTGCAGGAGAAAATCGAAAGAAACTGGCGTGGGCGGTAGCCATGATCATTGGAACAACAGCAGAATATCAGTATATGCCCACCTGTGCCTACCAAATCGGGGAATGCTACACTGTTACCAAGTCCGGTGATCTGGAAATCAGTGACCAAGCCGACCGTAAGGAAACAGAACGGCTTCTTGCTGAACTGGCAAATCGGGGCTATGTTGTTCCGGACACGTCAGAACCGGAATCCAAGGGCTTGACTGTGCAGATGCCAGCTGATTTCTTCACGGAACATACACTGGGCAATCTCCGGCAGATCTGCGAAAACAAGGCAGCCCTTTTTCAGGCAGCTTTTCAAACGGATTCGCTGGACATCATTCCATCGGATGAAAAAGTGGAATTCCCTTGGTTCATGGTCGAACAGGATGGTGATGCAGATGCCTACTGCACCTTCATTTCCATGCTCTGCGAATTTGCCAAGAACCAAAGCCGCATCAACCGCAAGCCGGACACTTCCGACAATCCCAAGTACACCATGCGGTGTTTTCTGATTCGTCTGGGAATGGTGGGTGCAGAATTCAAGGCAGCAAGAAAGGTCATTCTTCGGCATCTGTCCGGCAATTCCGCATTCAGAAAGGTTGGTGATACTGATGCAGTTTCCGAGTGAATCATATCTGAAACAGCTGCGAAAAAAGTACCCTGTTGGAACAAAATTACAGCTGCTTTCTATGCGGAATGAAACATATCCGGTTCTTCCCGGAACAGTCGGCGAGGTCACGCACATCGATGATGCGGGCAGCATTCATATGCGGTGGGAAAACGGTTCTTCCCTTGCTCTGATTCCCGAAATCGATAGTTTCCAGACCGTATCCAAGGCGAAAAAATAAGGCGGCACCTCATCCATTGTAATGTATGTTACCATACAATCGCAAGGATTGCAAGGGTGTATTCTACACAATCTTTTGACCTCATTTTCTGTACATTTAGCCACTTGCTATCTCCTCCGTTTAGAGTTAATATGGTTACAACGAAAGGGAAAAAAGCCCGAAATTACGGAGGAAAATACCATGAACGAAAAAACCGCAAAGCAAATTGAAAACCTGAAAAAGCAGACCATTGGCGTGGAGATTGAGATGAACCACATCACCAGAGAGCGAGCTGCAAAGCTTGCCGCCGACCATTTCGGCACAGGCAGATACGAATACACCGCCAGCCGAAACGGCTACAGCACTTGGTCGGCTTGGGATGCACAGAACAGAGAATGGAAATTCCAGAAAGACGTCAGCATTGCAGGATGCGATGCCGAAAAGTGCGAACTGGTCACGCCGATTCTGAAATACGAGGACATTGAAACCTTGCAGGAACTGGTCAGAAAGCTTCGCAAAGCCGGAGCAATCAGCCATGCAGGCATCGGAGCCGGAGTACACATTCACATTGGAGCAAATGGACACACACCGCAAACCCTGCGAAACCTCGCCAACCTTATGGCGAGCCACGAACGGCTGATTGCAGATGCCCTGAAAATCGACCAAGGCAGAATGAACCGATATTGCAGAACGGTCAATCCCCAATTCATCGAACAGCTGAACCGG